TACGTTGTTATGAATCGGTTGGATTCCATCGTGTTGGCAGGCAAGAAACTGAGAGTTACAGATGTCTTGGTGAAACATGGAATTGTATTGAAATGGAATACCAGAATAATATTACAATACTATAATCGCAAAATTCATTTGTACCGACTGTAAAATTCAGATGTACATTTTTTCGTGATTTTTGCACCATGAATGAAAAGCGTTTAATTCGTGCTCGAACAGCATTTAATTTCCGTTCGACAAGCACGAAATTAAACGCTTTTTCTTGTAAAAAATATCTCGTAATCCTTTGTAGTTTAGTATCTTTTTCGTATATTTGCACAAAGGAATTAAACGATCGGAATGTTTACGCGGCAACCTTGTCGAGTAATGTTATGATGTTTTCTTTTATCTTCCGTTTGTCTCGGTTCCACTCGACCGGATCAATTCCTTTCTCATATTGCGGATAAGGCTTTTCCGGCTTTATAAATCGAAAGTGTTTGCAAATCGGGTAAATGTAGCGATACGTTTTCACCTGCAACACCTCCAAATCGCCAATCAAATAGGCGATGTTCGAGCGCAAATATCCTGTCGGCGACGTTGTGGTCGTCAAAATCTGCTCGTGTATCATTTCTCCCGTGCGCTTGTTCCGCAGGAACCGCGTGTAATGAAATCCGTAATACCGAAAATTCGACGCCTTGTAAATCGTTCCGCAGCCGAGACGACCGTCGGCGAAACTTTGAACGGCGACGATGTTCGGATCAGCCTTGCGCAGCAGTTTGAGCGACGCGGCAATCAACACGCTTTCGGCGTTCTTCCCCAACACGTCGTCGATCCACATCCTATTTAATTCACACATCCACGCTTTGGGATTCGGATGCGAGAAGATTTTGGCTCGTGAATTTTTCATATATCCATAAACGGCGACGCCGAGGCATTTGTCCGGTTCTACCGCCCGGAACACTCCGAAATTGTTTTTTCCGAAACCGCCCTCATTCCATTTGTGCGAGTAGTGGTTTTCCACGATCATACGTTTTGCCTCCTCTTTGGGCACGCTTTTGATAATCAATTTTCCGAGGGTAGAGGTCTCTTTTACGATCGCCAACTCGTCGATAGGCTGGGCTTCTGCTTGTTTTTTACATGTCATTCGGCATAAAACAATGTTTTTAAGGGTTTGCAAATGGTGTTCGAAATGTTTTGCATATCTTTGCATCATCTGACCACGTATTGAAAAAACGCCACAACACATCCCCGAGGCTTTTTTAGCCCTCGGTGGGGGTGCGTTGTGGCGCATTCGATTGTTAGTACGTGGTCAGATACTACTAACAGCCGGGGGCTTTCTTTTTGCCCCTCCTTATTTGGTTTCGGTTATTTCATCGGTCGGAGGATTCTTCTCATGCGGCCGTCGTGCTCGGCTTTCTCCCGGGCCGAAGCGTCGCGCCACAGGCCGGGCTGTTCATCGGGAATTTTGATGCGCCGTTTTACATAGAGCCGGTCTTCGTCCGGCACGTTCGCCGTTTGGGTAAGGTATGCTCCCGTTTCGGCGATTTGTTCGGTAAGGGCTGTTTTCAGTTCTTTCATTGTCGTAAGTTCTAAGCGGATGCGAATGATATTTTTTTCGATATGGCCAACGTATTTATGGCGTACCATGCTGTATTTGCCGAATCGGTCAGCTTGGCATATACATCGGCATGAACGGTAATCGTAATTCCATAACCCGTCGCAGCCTGATTAATGATATTATACATCGTGTCTCGAGTAATTTTGGAACAAGCCGAAAAATTCACACTTCTATCCAGGTTTACAATATCCACCTCTCTAAGTTCATAACATTGAATGAACCACGCCTGGAGCGAAGCCAGCGTAGTTAAATTGGGTAGTATTTTACCATTGATCTTGCGCAGTTTACGACAATGGTGGAACAGCCCGATCGTTTCGCCACTGATTCTTACAATTTCTTGAGATCCGGGAGGCACAAGGTTGATTTCCTCGAAGTCACTCTCCCTAAAAGCCTCGGTCGCACTTGTTATTGTAATAGTATCCTCCATTAAATTTGCCATTATCTTAGGTGGCAGGTTTACGGGCACCATTCTTTTCTGTAACGATGCATTCCACCTGTCAGAACAGAGCGCGTTGTTCGTCTGGGCATATACGGCAGCCATCGTCTCGTTGTCGAGGCCCGTGTAGGTGCCGACCGTCCAACTTTTCGTTGAGTCATCCCATACGGCCCCGGCCGCAACTAACAGGTCGTGCAGGGGCGATCCCGACGATTGGCTGCACACTTGATTCCAGGCTGTTTTTTCCGCATCCGTAACGAAGCTATGCGTGGAGTCCTGTGTAACTTTCGAGGCTGAGATCGACCCCTCAAAATCCCCCCCCGGCATACGGGAGGGCGTTCCAGGCTGTCGTGCCGTCGCCGATTTTATGTTTGCGGGTGTCGGATTCGTAAACGACCTCGCCTTTGAGAAGAACGGGGTTCTTGGCCGCGAGCGCGGCAGCGGTATATACCGGATGCTGAATCCGGGTCTGAATGGTTTTGCTCATGATTCCAAGAATGTTTGAATGGCGTTTAATTGTTCTTCTTCTGATGCTCGACTGTATGAAAAGACAGGGATCGCACAGTGAATAACGACCTCCTGATTCAATATGCCACCCGGAATTTCGAATACGAAACCGGACGTCCGGGTGTTGCCGTTTATTCTGATCCTTACTCCCGGTTCGTATCCCGATTTGCTGATATACATTGCGTAAGTATCTACGACAGCCACCGACTGAATCGAATGTGAAGGCGTTGTGATCACAGCATTCGTATCGGTGAATGTGATCCGGGCGCGGATAACCACGAAACCGGGGGTAATCTTCATTTCGAAACGGTTGCAGGCTGCTCCGAGCATGACCGAGAACGGGAGTAATTTGTAATCGCGGCTCACATTATCGGGCATGTCATCAAGTTTCTTTTTGTCGGCGGCCGACATCAGCCCGGCGGCATCCTGCGTGGCGACGGCGGTCGAGGCCTTGCCGTTCCACGTCGATTTCTCGGTGTCGGTCACGAAGCGGTGGGTAGCGTCCTGCGCGATGATCGAGGCCGGGTGACTTGCTGGGTGCTGGTAGTTATTGGCTCCGACGGCCACGCCCGCCAGCTTCGCCTTTTCCGCCGAGGTGTAGTCCTCGGTGGAGAGTCCCTTGCCTGCCACCTTATCGACCTTTGTACCGATCTGCTTGGCGACGGTAGTTGCGAAATTCGGATCGTCTCCTAAGGCATTCGACAGCTCTTTGAGCGTGTCGAGCACTGCGGGGCTGCCGTCGATCAACTCGGCAATCGCCCGATCGACGTACTCTTTTGCCGACTGGAGCGTAGTGCGGTCTCCGCTCTCGCGGGCTGCACGCTCCGATGCGATTTCCGTATCGGTGTGACTCCGGGCCGACTGGAGTGTCGCGGCATCGCCCTGCGTCCGTTTCTGCGCCTCGTCCGCAACGGAGGTATCGGTGTAGGTTTTCGCGGCGCAGAGCGTCGCGGCGTCCCCGGCAGCCAGTTCGTGCCGGATGGCAGCCTCCTCGCCGGTCGCGCGGGTCTCCTCGGCTGTGATTCGTCCGTCGAGGCGGATGTCTTCGGCCTCCAGTTCCTCGATATTCCCATAGATCGTTGTGAACTCCTGATCGGCAAGGCGCGTGTGCTCACCGAAATCCTGCGAAAGCCGCTCATGTTTTCTTTCGAGCAGTTCGCCAGCTGAGGCGTCGTACTTGTTATTGAGCTGCTCCGGAAGCTGATCGACCGAGGAGATCGGCACCTTATCCTCCTCTTTGTGGAAAAAGCTGTCGATCCAGTCCGCGAACTGCGCTTCGGTCGGATAGCTGCCACGTTTGAACCATGCTTTTAACTGCGCTATGCTTCTTATTGCCATTGTTGAATCGGTTTGTCGGTTATCGTACCCGCATGATGTACGCGAGCACGTAATAAGGCGGGCGGTTCTCGTGTGGCGCACCGTCGCCTGCGCTGTTTGTCGTGCCGAATTGGGTCGTCCGGTCGTGCCAACTCGTCGCGTTCGGCCACGAATCACGGCCGCCGCTTCTCCAGTCGGCGCTCGCACCCTCCCACAGGTTCTGCTCGTGTGCGTGTCTCGGCATTTCGGAAGTCGTCAGGGTGTGCTGCTTCTCACCACCCGCTTTGCCGTATTGCTTGTATTCGTCATCGAGACCGTTGTAGCCGACGATGAAACGGCCGCGCAGGTCGGGAAGGCGGAAGAACCCGCTTTGCGTCGTGTTGCGAATCCCGCTGTAATTCGGCGCCGCATTGAACGTCGTACCGAGTGCCGCGTAAAGTTCCGGGTAGTCGCTGATCCGCAACGCCGCTCCGTCGCACAACACGTAGTCGTCCGGAATTTTCTTTCCCGACCACATCTCGACAATTCCCAGCGGTGTGCCCCGCATCTTGGCGATCGCTTCGCGCAGGCTCTCGATTTCGGACTGTAAGGCGGGGATCGTCGCGGCATCCGAAAAATCCGTCCATCTGTAATTTTCGGCCCCGACACCCGCTTTGAGCGACCGCACCGTGTATGCCTGCGGAAATTCGTAGCCCTGCGCCGTGACCGGGACGATCTCCTGATGCACGTACATACCGCCAGAAACCGTGCCGCCCTCCCAGTAAATGACCTCGCCCTCCGGAAAGTCCTTTGTTTTCAGGAAGACATAGCCCGCCTTGCGGCGCGTGCCGTTCTGCTCCGGTTCGCAGCCCAGCAAAACAGCCTTGTCTCCGGCAAGGTTGCCGAGCACCTGCAAGAGCGCGATGTTGGTCTGCAACGCCTCCAGCGTCTCGCAATCGACCGGAAAATTCTTGTTCGGTTGCAAAAGGAACCGTCCTATCGTCTGTTTCATCCTCAAATGTAGTTTACCGAAAATCTCTTTGACGCCAATTTGTACGTGCCCACGATCGCACGCAGCCGGGATACGTCCATCGTGTCGTATAGCGCGAGCGGGACGTTCACCCAGAAATCGAATCCGTTGATCCCGCCGAACCCCCGGCGGTTGATGATGAATGCCCTGCCCGTTTCGCGTGTCGGCAGCAGGAGCGCCTGCTCCTCCTCACGCATGCGAAGCATCATCACACCCGCGCTCGCCGCTTCTTCCGTTACCGTGATGCGACGCTCGATCGGATCGAACGTATCGTTCAGTACCGCCCGCAGGTAGCACACCTGCCCGTTGTGGGTGAGGCGGTAAACCGTATCGCGGCGGAACAGCACGAAACGGGTGTGCAGGTACCCCAGCGGCGATACCATCGCATAGGCGAGCGTCGCAAGGATCGGACGACGCCAGAACGTCGGCAGCAGGAGCAGCGCCAGACGCTTGATATTTACCTCGTACTTACTCATACACGTACCTGTTTATCGTGATCGTCCCCGCCTTGAAATATCCGGCGACGGGGACATGTCGGGCGTTGATCGGCACGACCACCGTTTCTCCGCTGGCCGAGGTCGTCGCGCCCCGCAGCTCGACAATCTTCACCCCCTCGACCTTTTGCAACTCGTTCACGAGTGCCATGTTCGTATATTCGCCGTTGAACGGGAGGTTTTCGATATACGTCCGCACCGTCTCGCGGCACGCGCCCTCGACCTCCTCTGGAAGCAGCATCGGATCGTAGTAAATATCGACCTCGCAGTCGAACGTGTCCGCGTCGATGTTCACTAAGTTGATGCGCACGCCCGCGTCCTTGATCTCGGCAATGTATGCCGCGAGTTGCGTCTCCGTCTCCGCATCCAACGGCTCGCGCACCCCGCTGTTTTCCCCGGCGATCTTGATCGTCAGAATCGAGGCGTCGGCGTTCTCCACCGCTACGGCATGTTTCACCACCTTTGCGGCAGCAATGTCATCCTCGCTCATGCCCTCCGTGTCGTACCTGTCCGTGTCGGCGATCAAAACCTTGTTTTTCATAAAGTCCAGCACCTTGTCGCGGTACCACTTGGGACGGTGCGGCAAAATCTCCTCGATGCACGCGTTCACCTCCCGCTTGTGCTCGTCGAACAGGCGCTCCACGACCCATGCGGCGCAGGCGAAAATGTAGAACAGCACGCTCTCCACCGACACCTTGCTGAAATGCGCCGTAAAACTCTCCCCGGCTTTGAACCCGTAGGCACGCGCCACGTCCTCGTTGCGCATGAAATCCCCGGCGATGCCGTCTTTGATCTCTGCAATAGTCCTCGCCATTAGCTCACTATAAAATCAATTTCAATCCCCATAAAACCGATGCCCCCGTAGGGCACGCACGCCAAGTCCTCCGCCGAAATATCGGTCGCCGGACGGATGCCCCGCGCCTCGTAACGTCCGAGAACCAGTTTATCGACCACCGGGGCGGTCTCGAGCTCCACGTCCGGGGCGAGCTCTCCCGATACCGGGATGTCGTTTTTGATCGACATGCCGAGGGCACCTTCCACGCCGCCGCTCGTTTGCAGCGCGACGTCGATAAGGCTCTGCCTGTCGAGGGGTTTTACCTTGTTCATCACTCTATCGTTATGCGGTTGTCGTCGATCGAAACGCGCGAAACCGGAACGCCGCACGCTTGGAGCATCTGTTTCGCGTTGTTGCTCCAAAGCGGATCACCATTACCGTTTGCCAGCTTGGTAATCTCCGCGCCCACGAGCGGGTGTTCTTTCAACTCGCCCCGGGCTGCCAAAAGCACGCATTCGGCAATCTGTCCGGTATTGTCCCCGAGTGCCAGCGTGCCGTCCTTGACCTGCAAATCGCCCGTGTCCGGGTCTATTAACATTCCAACCATTCGATCAATGTTTTACTTTCTCGTCCTCGTAATCCGATACCGCGACGCTCGGGTGCTGGCTCGTTATTGCCGGAACCGCGACCGGAGCGGGGTTTGCCTGCGCCGTCGCGCTGCCCGTCACCGCAACGGAACCCGCCGGAATCTCGTGCGTGTGGCTGTTGAACGCCGCGATAAAGTCGTTGAGTTTCTGTGTGAGCTGCTCGATCTTCACCATACCGCCCAAACCGCCGCCGTTGATGACAACGCCCTCGGGACTGATCTTTACCGTCGTGTCACGGACGGCAATATCGACCTGCCCGTCCACGATCTCCGTTGTGGTGTCCCCGATTTTGAGGTCGATTTTATCGACTTTCTCCGCGAGGATGACCACCGCCACCGACGCCCCGAGAAACGACACGACGACGTAGCTGCCGACCGCAGGGAACAGCACGACGCCATCCCCACACTCTTGGTTAGCCTGAAGGCTGACGCCCAAAAGGGGCGCGCCCTCGTCGAGCGGGGTGCAGTCCACCGTGCGGGCGTCCTCGTCCACCGCATCGACCGTGCAAACCTTGCAGTACGGTTCCGTGCCTGCCGCCGCCATTTTCCGGATTGCTTCCTGTATCGTCATTCTGCCACTTTCGCCCCGAGGGTGATTTCCTGCCGGAAACCGCTCGGGGAGTATTTTATCACGTTCTTCTGTACTTGATAGACACCTTTGCGCTCGCCGTCGATCTTGATACCCACGTTGTCGAGCTTATCGACCAGCTCCGCGCCGAACGTCGTGAATGAGCCCACGAGACCGTCACGTTTCAACCGCTCGAGTTCCTGTTTCGCCCACGCCTTTAACTCCGCCTCCTGCTTGTTGTAGGTATGCAGCGTCCGGGTTTCCCCGTCCGTATCGCCCACCTCGACCCGGATTTTCTTGTTGTTTGGCATAAGCGAAACCGCCTTGACCTTGATTTTCACGTCGGCGGCATTCTGCACTTTGAGCTGCGTGTCGTCGATAAGGTTCAACCCCGTTGCAAATACCTGTTTCGGGGTCTTGCCGCGCTTGAACAGCACGCCTGAGTATAACACGGGCTCGTCGTCCTCGATGCGGATAAACGACCGCACGCCGCCGTGATCTTTCAACTGCCCCAAAAGCGCGCTCAACGTGTCCGCCGTCACTCGGTACTGTCCGATCGACTGCTCCCCGAAAACCTTGTACCCGATGCCGAGCTCTTGGTCTTTGAGGATCTGCCCGATCGTGGCGTTCTTGTAGGCGAGCTTCTTTGCCTCACGCTGTTTGAGGCGGAACATGTAATCCTCGCAGGTGATCGTCGTCGGGGTTTTCAGCCCGAGCGTCGTGATGAAACCCCGGAATGCGAATTGCAGGTCGCCGTCATACCCCAGCCACACCGTCACCTCGTCGCCGCGCCCTATCGGGATCGTGCTTTCGTCCTGCCATTTCACTTTTTTAGGCAACTGCAAAACGCACGTGTCCGTGAGCGTCTCGATGTCGCGGGTGATCTCCACCGAGGCGACCTTATCGAAAACCCACGTTTTCGCGCTTCTGATCTCTATTTTTGCCGTTAGCCTAAACACTACTCAATTGCTTTTCAAATGCCATTTAATACTCGGTGCTCTTGATTACATAGTCCTCGTCCGAAAGTGCCCGCACCTCGATCGTCTGACGGTTCGACGCCGTTTCTTGTTTGAGCGAGAACCGCGTGACGACCATACGCCCGATGCCGAAGATCGACAGGAACACGCTCGTCACCTCGACTGCCTTGTTCTCGTCCAAGAACTCCCGCACCTTGCGGATGCCCTCCTCCGGGTATTCGTCCACGATCTGCCCGTCGGAATCCACCGCGACGATACCGACGCTTATACTGATGTCATAGTCCCCGTTGCAGATATACTCCTTAATCGTACCGTTCAACCCGACGAGCGTCGTGCGGACGATGTGTTTCTCCTGCGTGACGGTGACGACCGCATCGTTCACGACCAGCGTTTCGCCGTCCTCCTTGCACAAGGTCAGCTCCGTAAGCACGTAACGGCTCTCCCAAAACGTCCGCTCGGTGATCGGCGTGGCGACCTCCGCACCCTCGGGTGCCCCGCCGTGCCCCTCCCACGAGGGAGCCTCCTTGTTCACCCGCGAGGGGACAAGGCGCGCAAGGGCGACACGTGCGCGGCGGGCGACGCCTGCCGCCACGAACTCAAAACTTATAGGGGACAATCCGCTCATTACATTGCATAGTTTACGTCGTTCACCGCCCCGGTCAGAGCCTCCGCGACCATTTCCTTGACCTTGCCGATGTCCTCGTGCATGTTGGTCGTGTGTATCTCGAACTTGTCGATCAACTTCTCGATCGTGACGTTGATGTTTTTGATTTTATCCGCCTTGTCGGGGCTGCCGCCGATGCCTGCCAGCCCTGCCGAAATAGACCCGCCGCCCGAATCCGGGGCGACGACGACCGGATCGCCCGTTTCGCCCGCCTCCGCTTTCTTCTTGGCTTCCTGCTCCGCCTTGCTGCGCGCCATTTCGCCCTCGTAGGCGTCATTGAACGCCTTGCCGACGCTGCTGCCGAACTCCGAGAACCCGCCTTTTAACCGATTGATCGCCTCCTTGATACCCTTGCCGTCGAGCGAAAACGCCGCCTTGATAAGGTCGCCGATAGACCCGAACACGGTTTTAGCCAAGTTCCAAATACCCTTGAACGTGGCGACGAACGCCGCGCCGAGACCTTTAAGCACGGCACGGAATTTCGCCGAGGTATTCCAAAAATAGACGCCCAGCGCGATAAGCCCCGCGATCGCGGCGGCGATCCAGCCGACGATCGGGATGTTCATAATAGCGATACCCACAGCCCGGCACGCCGAGACCGCCGCGACCTTGAACGTGGCGAAAGCTCCCGAGGCGATGCCCGCGAACGTTGCCGACGCCGCGCCGCCCGTGACAAGGGAGAGAACCCACGCCCCGAGAGCCTTTACGCCCGAGAGCAGCCCCACCGTTGCGAAACGCACGACGGCGGCGGTCGCCCGGGTGATGTTCCCGAGGAACCCGACAGATACCATTTGCCCAGTGCGGAGTTCGGCGTTCATAAAAAGCAACTGGTAACGCGCGACCGTCACCATGCGCGAGAGGGACGAGAACACGCCCGCGAAATTGATGCTCTTTACCAGCGTCATAGCCTTGCCGACGCCCATAATAAGCGGCATAAGCTGCGAGAGCGGGACGAGCGAACCCGCCACCGTCTCGACCCAAATGCCGAAATCCCCCGTCGCGTTGAACACCGAAATGCGGAAATCGTCGAACCGGGCTTGCACCCGGGCTTTCTTCTCGTTGTACGATTCCATGATGATACCCGCCTGATCGAATGCCGTGTTTGTCCCGGAAATGACGTCCGTGTATCGGTTCACCTCGTCGATGCCCTGCACGAGAGCCATTGCCGCGTTGCTGTTCTCGCGCCCGAACAGCTTTGTAAACAAAGCCGTATCGTTGAGAACGGTTTTAAGGGGCTGCAAACGTTCCGTGAGGGTTTTCGATTTGTCCGTGAGGGCGTTTATATCCACGCCCGCCGCCGTGAGTTCCTCTTTGACGTCTTTCGGCAGGAAACGCCCCGTCGAGAGTATCGACATGACGTTTCGCAGGGCGACACCGCCCTCGGCTCCCTTTTTGCCCGCCTTGTCGAGCACCTGTATCGCGGCGTTCGTCTCCTCGAACGAGACGCCCGCAGCCTTTGCAGCCATACCGCATTGCTCGAGCGCGACTTTGATCGTCGGCAGCTCGGCGGAACCTGCCTGTCCCGCCGCTGCCATGACGTTCATCATCTGCGCCATTTTGCGGCTCGCCTCCATAGGATCGGCAAGCGAGACCCCGTACTGGTTCATCGCCGTAGTGAGCACCTCAGCGGCGGCTTTCGCGTCCCCGCCCATTGTCTTGCTCAACACGGCGATATTGTCCCCCATAGCTTTAAGGGCGTCCGGGGTTTTGGCGAGCTCCGGGGAGAGCTGCGAGAGCAGCAGTTTGTACGATTCGACACTCTGCGCCGCAGAACCGCCGAACGTCTTTGCCGCATCACGCGCGTATCGCTCGATCGTCCGCAGGCTCTCGCCCGTCTCGCCCGAAATTGCCGACAGGTCGGCGAGCGAGGCATTGAGGGCGGCACCCGGGGCGAGCGTCTCGTCCACCGTGCGCGAGAACCCCTCGACAAACTGCGAAAGCTGGTTGAACGCGACGACCTTTCCGGCAAACGAATCCCAAAGCCCCGACGCCTGTTTGACGGTATTGTTCAACACGGTGACGTCCCCCGTAATCTGTTGCGCTACGGTGGAGGCGTCCCCGGTGATGTTGAACGAATAATTAAAGGCGTACTCACTCATTGTCCGATGTCTCGAAAAGTTTTGCTAAAATCTTGGCAAGGTTGGTTAATCGCGTTCCCTCGATCCATACCGCCTCCGAAAACCGCTGCGCCCACTCCTCCTCGGTGAGCTCGCGCGGGTCGATATGGAAATTCGCCCGGATAAGGGCGCACCCTTTGGCGATATACTGCTCGTCGTCGTTATCGCTTAACTGGTACGCCTCTACACGTTTTTTAAGCGGCTGGTTACACTGTTGAACAGTTCCCCGAGCTGGCGGATCGCGCCCATGCGTACCAGCATGTCGGTTTTCATAACCGGATCACCGCCGAGCCAGCAGTTCTCGAACAGGGTTATCGTGCTCTTGATCTCGTCCTTTTTGGCGAGCGAGTTTACCGCCGACATGGTTTCGATGCTCGGGCGGCGGAAATACCCGACGAACAGGTCGCCGTCGTCCTCGACCTCGATCATGTGCACCTTGCGGTGCTCGGCTTTCCACGCTTTGATCTGCTCCTCCGACACGCCGCCGTCGCAGACGTGCAGCGTCTTGACGACCTCCCCGGTGTCCTTGTCCTTGTAGGTTCTCACCCCGTCCTTGTCCGTGGAAACAAGCGTGCGGGTTACTTCGCCTTTGGCGTCCTTGATCTCCTCGATGTTGTTGTCCTTGTTCATAAATCACTCGATAAAAAGGGGCAGGCAGTCACGCCCGCCCCGGTTAAACTTGCTTTTATACTTTGTGCCACTTGATATGCGAGGGCATCAGCTCGAGATCGACGAGCTGCCGCGTGTCCCCCTCTTTCCAGTTGCGGGCGTTCTTCTTGAAACGGCAGTTCATAATCTTGTCGATCACGATCTGCCCATCCTCGGGAATGTACGCCACCACGATAGGGAACGGCGCGAGGTCTTGCAACCGCCCGGTCGGGCTTTTCGCCTGCCAGCCGACCACCTCGCCCATTTCGACGGTGATCTTGGCACTCGGGGTTACTCTGCCTTTGGAGTACGAGACAGGATGACGCCCCGCCCCGTAGTGGTTCTCGACAACTTGGTCGTCGCCGTACTCGATCGCCGTGATTCCGACGACAGGCACGCCCCCGACGGTCGCCGTGATGTCACCCCACGAATGCGCTACACCGTTGATAAGAGGGATAAAGTCCGTTGCTTCTGCCATTAAGCCGATTGGTTTATGCTTTTTTTGCAAAGCCGATTTTACATTTGATCCTGCGCAGCACCCCGACGCCTACCTGCCTGATGACGAACTCCAGCTCGGAAGTCGCCAACACGTCTTGGTCGGGGTTGATTTCTACCGACATACCGCTCAACTCGCCCGCTTTCTGCATGTCCTCGAGCGGCTTGTTCGCAAGCTCGGTGAGGTATTCCACCTCGTAGGAGGCGAGCTGCCCGGTCTCCGCGTTCACGTAGAGCTCGCCGCCGAGCTTCGGGAGCAGGGCTTTACGGATGCCGCGAACCGCCTTGTCCATAGTGCGGACGTTCTCGATATAGGCGTAGTCGCTCACCGCGTCGTCCATTGTGTGCGAATCGTTGAAATACGAATCGGCGAAGCCGTCGTAAGTCACGAAAAACAGGTAACGCGAGACATCGAGGTCTTCCACGATCGCCGTGTCGAGGTCGCGCAGCAGCGTTCCGTCGCCGAACGCGGGCAGGTCGATACCCGTCGGGAATTTCTCCACTGCGGCGATCGACTGGTGTACCGCCGCTTTGGAGGTGATGCCCAGCCACACGCCCAGCCCCGAAATCGAGGCTTGGCCCGTGTTGTCCTTGTCGGCGTACAACTGCGCGCCGATACCCTTGCCAGCCTGTCCGATGATGACCGAGACATTGCATTTCCCGGCTCCGGCAAGGCTCGACGGCAACGACGTGACGGAGCCGACTTTCGGCGCGTAACCGATAGAGAGCGGGCGGTCGTATTCCTGCAAGTAGGTTGCGATGCCCTGCAACGCCGTGAGGTCGCCCGCCTCGAGCTCCTTGTGCCCGCACCACACCGCAACCTGCCGCAGCGAGCCGTCCGCGTAGTTTTGCAGGCTCTTGACCTCCGAAAAGGTATAGGTGCCGCCCGTAGGCTTGGCGAAAAGACCGACGTACAGGCTGATGCCCGGGTTGAGACGGTAAATTTCGCTCAAATGGTAGTGCAGCATCCGGATTTCCCACGCCGTGCCCTCGTCGCTGGTGATGCCGAGTTTCTCGGCGATCTCGATCGAGGAACACGCCTGTATGCGGTTCTCGTCCGAGAACCCCTCCGGCAGAGCCGTCACGTAGGCGAGGAACCCGCTGACATGATCCTGTCCTGGCAGTGTCTTAGGGACGTTCCCGTTGGTGCGTTCGAATTTAATACTCTGCATTCGGCTATCTCTTTACAGGCATTACAACCTGATTATTGAGTGTGCGGGCGTGGTTGTCCGCGTCGTTTCTTTCGTAGAACCCGCGACCGTCCGCCGTCATGTACACGACCGACATAGCGGGGTTGCTTTTGAGCAGGGCTTTGCCGACCTTTTGCACGGCGTCCGAAACTTTCGGCTCCGTTTTCTTGGTCGGGGGTTTTGCTGCGGGGGTTGCATCGCCTGCAGCACTGCCCAGGGTCGGCTGTTCGCCTCCCGCCTGCGGCTGATCCGCCATGCCCTCCCCGGTGTTGTCCTGCGGGGGTTTCTGTCCGGTCGGGACAGGTGCCCCGGTCTTGGTTTGCGGGTTCTCCGCCTTATCTTCTTTCTTTGTCATAGTCAAATGGTGTTTGAATGGTTTATAAATGCCGTTTAAGTTTCCACGCCAGCCACACGAGCCCCGCCGCGACGACAAGCCCCCCGAGGGTGCAGAGCAGGCGTTGCAGGGGATTCGACCCCCGCCGCTCGCGGGTTTCGGTGTCCGCGTCGGTATGCGTGCTCTCCCCGCTGGTTTCCTGCAATTCCGTCTTTGCGGCTTCGTGGCTGCTCGATTCGCCGGATAGTTCCCGGTGCTCGTCGATCGTCTGCCCGGTGGTCTGCGTCTGCCGCCCCGCATCCGTCTTGCGCCGCGTTTGGGTGGTCTCCCGTTTGAGCGGCGGCGTCCCCGTGACGGGATCGGTCGGTTTCTCCGTGTCGTACTCCCGCACGGTGGTCGTCACCTCCTCGTTGCTCGACAGCTCGGTCGTCGTCTCGGTGTCGGTCTGTTCGTGCCGATCGCCGACCGCCTCCAAACTTTCGGTGCTGCTCGTCTCGGTTTCCTCCCCGCAATCGGCAGCGTGCTCGAGGTTACTTTCCGTCGTGCTCTGCATCATCGCCGTCTTTGTGGCTGAGCAGCTCGTGAGAAACGGGGCAGTCAGCAGCGTGAGGGCAAAGAGAAATTTTGCCGACGGCTTTTTCCAGTCTTGAAACATTCGTATTCAGTCGTTTTACCTGCACCTCCAAAGGGCGCACGATGTTCTGCATGATGATTTCATTTCCGACACGCACGTTCTCCAGTTCCTTGCGGTTGGCATCCGCACGGGCGGCGGCAACCTCGGCGCGCAGCCTTGCGATCTCGGTGTTGTATTTCTGCCGCGTGAGTTTCGAGGCGAGCCACGAGGTGACAGGAGCCGCAGTAATGCCGATTATCGCCAACAACAACTCCGTACTCATTGCACAATACCAATAGATTTCAACCACGCGGGAACGTCGAACGAGGGGCACGCCTTACGCACGCCCGGCAGGTCGCGGTGCCCGACGATCTTTACCCGGGGATGCCGGGCATGGAACGCCAGCACGTACCGCTTCAAGGCTTCGAGCTGCTGCGGGGTGCGCGTGTCCGCAGGGGTGAGTGCCCTGTTGTTCTCGCAACCGCCAGCGTACACGATATGCCGCGACACACCGTTATATCCGGCGGCTCCGTTCGTGATCTCCCAATCATCGACCCACGCATCCTCGTTGTTGGCGACAAGCCGCTCGACGCTACCGTCCAAATGAAAAAGGTCGGTATATCCCACTTGCCGCCACCCTCTGCCTCGCGGTTGGGGAGCCGTGTGCCACGCCCGGATTTCGTCGGCTGTAACCTCGCGTCCCCGAGGCGTGGCGGTGCAGTGGATAACCAAATATTTAAGCTCCTTTTTCATTTGTCGGGTAGTTTAGGGGTTACTCTGCTTTCGCGCTCACGATCGCACCCATTGCCTCGTCTTTGAGGGGCAGGCAGATCGAATAGGTGCGGAAGCTGATAAGGTTTTCCTGCGTGGTCGGGTTGTTCTTCGCCTCCGACACGTAGGTTTTGACGCTGCCGTTCGCTTTCATCATGCGCGTAGGCGAGAAAGCGATCGACGACTGCATATCCGTATCCGCCGGAACAGAACCGTAAGCGATCTTTTTCAACGTGGTAACGTTGTAGTACGGGCAATCGTCGTACTCGTAGATTTCGAAGCCCAGCACCTTATTGATTTTGCCGCTATCGGCATTGTAATACTGGTTGTAGAACTTCTGATCGTTTTCGAGCAGATCGGCGACATGGTCGCTGCACAATACGAGGCAACGTCCCGCCTTGGGCACCTTGTTCTTGTCGAACAGCTTTTTGAGGCGCACGATGTCCTTGCGGGTCATGATCTTGCGGCCCTCGGACACCTCGCCGCTCGTAAGGATCACGGGAGTTGCCTTGCTGTTCTCGTTCGGGGCCATCGCATGAATGGCGCGGGAGTATTTTTTCTCCGAGATAGCTTCCTTGTGGCGTTCGATAACCGTCGCCTTTTTATCGTAAGAAAGCGAATACAGCTCGTCATCGGTGATGCGCGTCGGTTTAGTTTGGAACTTATCGAGCGACACAGCCTTGTCACCGTCCTCCAGCTCCTCAATCTCCAGCGGGTACGAGGTGTTATTCACCAACACGGTAGGATCACCGCCAATATCCACGAAATGGATCACATCCTTTTCGGCGTACTGGTCGAACGAGCGGATTTTGCTGTACCAGCCCAGCCCCTCGGGATCGGTGCGGAGTGCCTTAATCATAAAGCCCGTCCACACCTCGGCGTAGAACCCGGCGCAGGCAGCACCCGAGGGCATGAAACCGCCGCACATCCCGGACAGGAAAGAGACGCCGTTCACCGCCAGCACACCGTACACGGGCTGAACCCCGAGCGCGGAGGCTCCGACAGCTCCGGCGGCGCAATTCACGGAAATCGCGCAGATAAAGCCCATAAGGGCAAAAAGAAACTTTTTCATTCTGTTAGAAAGGTTTGAGTGTTACTTGTCGATCTTGGGGACATAGCCGAACTCGGCTTTGAACAGTTGCATGAACTTCTCCGGGTTCTCCTTTTCGAGCTTGCGGAGCTGCTCGTCGGACATTTCCGAGTATGCCAGCTCGACACTCGCGCCCGAAGCCGCTCCGCCCGCCGGATTGATAAGCTGCGTCGGCTTCTGTACCGGGGTCAGCATGGCGATAGTCGATTGCAGGGTGTCGAAACCTGCCTTTTTGCCCAGCGTGATAAGGTGGTCGCGCTTGTCGGCGGTCGTCTTTCGTGCCTCGATAGCGGCATCGACCGCCGCCTCGATGCGGGCGAGTTCGAGCGTTTCGATACGGGCGACGTCGCCCTGCAACTTGGTGATCGCGTTTACCGCGTCGTCCTCGGTAGCCGTAGCGGGCAACCCGAGGGTCAGTAGGATTTTGTTCATCGAAAAAATGGTTTGATTGTTACCGTTGTTCTCTGCCGGGGCAGGCTGAGCCACCGGGGTGTGCGCGTTTTTGAGCAGCGGGACGATCTCGCTGTCCGCGCCCGATGCCAGCCGCAGGATTTTACCGCCCGGCTCGTATAATTTCAAGGAATCATCGTTGGAACCGATGTCCGCAATAGAAACCTCGACGAGCTTCGAGCGCAAGACCGTCGCACGGGATTGTCCCGGCAACAGATGTTCGGTCGCCGTGCTCAATTCGAGGGGCTCCAACCCCGCCGAACACATGCGGATGAAATCCTCCTCCCACTTGCGCCCGATCTCCGCCGCAAACGGGTCTTTCATGTCGAACACGGGGGTCCCCCGCAGCTCGTCGCCCTCGACGCGAATGTTCTCGACACGCCCGATCGGGGTGCTCTTGCCATCGAAACCGCGCGTGTGCATGTAGAGGAGTACCGGGTTGCGCTTGAACTGCGCGAGGTCGATGCCCGGGGTAAGAACACGGGTGCCGTAGCTGTTAAGTCCGCTCGTGTTGATGATAAAATCTTTTGCCATTCGTCAAAAAATAGGGGACGGCATTTTTCTTTTAAGGGCTCCACCGTCCCCGTCGGTCATAGTTCTAAAAAGGGGTTTTGTAGCGGGAGGCGGACTCGAACCGCCGACCTCGAGGGAATGAACCTCGCGAGCTGCCAACTGCTCTATCCCGCGATATTGTTGCGGAGGCAGGAATCGAACCTGCGACCTTGAGGGAATGAACCTCACGAGCTGCCAACTGCTTTACTCCGCGATGTTGAACGATGCAAATTTGCGGGGTTTACAACACCCTAACAAAAAGAGTGTAAAGAGTTTGCAACCTTTTTTATTTTCACGGGGCAGTCCCCGAATTTTGCATCGTGGAAAACTCCTGTCCCGGGAGTGCGAACCGATTAAACCGTATCTTATGAATGGCAAATAAGGTCTCCGAGGAGAAAAAGGAATTTGCCCGCGTGCTCTATATGTCGGGCGAACAGCAGAACATCATCGCCGAGAAAGTCGGCGTTTCAAAACAGACTATAAACAGGTGGGTAGCCGAGGAAGCGTGGGACAAACGCAGGGCCGCACAAAGCGTTACACGCCCCGAAATCGTAAACAACCTGCTGCGGGCGATAAGCAACGAGGTTGAAAAACTCAACGCAGAAAGGGATGCCGAGAATGTAGCCGGAGCCTGCGACAAACTTTCCAAACTGGCAGCGGCAATAGAGAAGCTCGACAAAAAGGCGAGCGTCGTCGATGCGATCGAGGTGTTTATCGCTTTCGGCAAATGGCTACAACACAGGGCGACCAATGACGAGGAACTCACCCCCGAACTGATAAAAGCGATCAATCGGTATCAAGACCTGTATGTCTCGGAACTTTTAAGCACGAAAGGGCAATAATGTCGGTCGCAGGGGTAAATGACGCCGCTAAACGGTGGAAGGAGTGGTGCGACAACGTACAGGCGCAGACCACCGTAAACCGAGCCGAAAGCGAGGCGGACAAGCAGGCACGTATCAAACGGGCACGGGCGGATTACGCATTTTTCGTAAACTACTATTTCCCGCACTACACCGACGATCCGGCAACCGGGAAACACACCGAGAGCGCGCCGTTCCATATCGACGCGGCGAATAAAATCCGCAAGAACCGCAACCTCAAAGCCGCGTTCAAATGGGCGCGAGGGCACGCTAAGAGTACCCACATGGATATAATGATCCCTATGTGGCTGAAATGCCAAAAGGTACGGGACATAAACGTAATGGTGCTCGTCGGCAAGTCGCAGGAGAACGCAAATACCCTGCTGGCGGACTTGCAGGCAGAGTTGCAGTACAACCAACGCTATATAAACGATTTCGGGGTGCAGTACAACTCCGGAAGCTGGGAGGAGGGCGAATTTGTCACCGCCGACGGATGCGCGTTTTTCGCCCGGGGACGCGGGCAGTCGCCCCGAGGCTTGCGGTACCGGAACCACCGCCCCGACTACATCGTGATCGACGACCTCGACGACGACGAATTATGCGGCAACGAAACCCGGGTAAACAAACTCACCGACTGGGTGAAAGAGGCATTGTTCGGTGCCCTCGACGGCGGGCGCGGGCGGTTTATCATGGTCGGCAACCTCATAAGCAAGTGCAGCGTGCTCGCCAATATCTGTGCTACCGACGGCGTGCTGGTCTCGCAGGTGAACGCGATCGACAAGCAGGGGCGCGTGGCGTGGGCGTCGAAATGGTCGATCGACGAACTCCGCGACATGGAGCGTTTCATGGGGTACCGCTCTTTCCAAAAGGAAATGATGAACAACCCGATCACCGAGGGCGCGGTGTTCAAACACACGTGGATCAAGTGGAAGAAGCTGCCGAAGCTCTGCAAGTACGATTACCTCGTGGCGTATTGCGACCCCTCGTTCAAGGGTACCAGCAAGAACGACTACAAGGCGATCAAGCTGTGGGGAAAGATCGGAACGGAACTGCACCAAATCGAGGCGTTCGTGCGGCAATGCTCGATCGCCGAAATGGTGCGCTGGTGGTACGACATGCACGAGCGGATGATCGCCGCCGGGGTAATATGCTACTATTACATAGAGGCGAATTTCCTGCAAGACATCATACTCGACGAATTTACCCGAGAGGGGAATTTGCGCGGGTACCAGCTACCCATACGGGCGGACAAACGAAAGAAGCCCGACAAGTTCCAGCGCATCGAGGGAATCTCCCCGCTGTGGGAACGCGGGTTCGTGTTCTACAACGCCGACAGGCAGAACGACCCCGACACGCTCGCGGGACTGGAACAGACCCTCGCGTTCGAGAAAGGGACAAGCAGCCACGACGACGCGCCCGACGCCGACGAGGGGGCGATCTACATCCTGCAACAGCAAACAAGAATAAAAACATTCGCCCCCAAGTTCGGGCGGCGACCAACATCAAAAAACTCATGGTAAAGATTTTCAGAAAGTGCGTAAAGGCACACAAGAGTTATGTGCTTTACATCCGATGCAAGCGGGCGATCAAACGCGCCGACCGCAACGCCGTAGTGACGGGCAGAAAGTGGCTCGTGCTCATGTACGGTGGCAAACCCCTCGTCGTGAGCAAACAGCACCTCAAAGACAAGATCAAGGAGGGCGCGTTCCGCAAGGGCTTCACGCCCGAAAAGGCGGAATCGCTCGCAATCTACAAAACCCGGTAGTCATGTTTCTGACCGAGGACGATTACAGGGTGGTATGCGACGAAGACGAGCTCGACATACTCACCCGCAGCGAACCCGAGACCCGGCAGAAAGCTGAGCGGGTCGCTATGGAGGAGGTCGCAAGCTACCTCCGCCCGCGCTATGATACTGACAAGGCGTTCGCCGCCGAGGGAGACCAGCGTAACGCGATGCTCGTGCAGGTGACGGTAAACATCGCCCTGTACTACCTCGCGCACTGGCTCCCGCAGAACTTGGCTCTCGACGGGCGGCAGGAACTTTACGACAACGCAATCGCGTGGCTTACCCGCGTGAGCAAAGGAGGCTCGATGCCGAATCTACCCACGTACACGGGCGAGGACGGGGAAACCGATACCTCGAACCCCATACGTTACGGCGGCATGTCCGCCAGCAAATACGATTATTAAACAGCGGTTAAACGCCGCTTAAATTGTGATTTTATGCTGAATGCGTTTTTTTGATAATTTCCTCTCGATGATGCCCGGAACCTCGGCACGGCACAAGCGCGATGTGCTGAGCCTCGCCGCACAGTTCGCCACACAGGTAAAGAAGAAAAGGGACGTCCTTATCGAACTGAACCAGCAGACCGAGAGCCTCACCAAAAAGGACATCGCCACGTGGCGGCAGGCATGGCAGGCGGCGATCAATTACGAGCAGCCGAACCGCTGCGCCCTGCTCGACGTGTACAACGACGCGCTGGTCGATCTGCACCTCTCCGGCTGTATCGCCCAGCGCAAGGGAAAGACCCTGCAAAAGCCGTTCGTTCTCTCCGGAAAAAACGGTAAGGAGGACGACAAGGCACGGAAGATCTTCGAGCGCGAGTGGTTCAACGACTTTCTCGACCTCGCGCTCGACAGTCCCTATTTCGGGCACTCGTTGATCCAGTTCGGAGACATCAAAAACGAGAACGGCGTAATGTCCTTTACGGGCGTCGAGCTGGTGCCGCGCAAGCACGTCGTGCCCGAATACGGCGTCGTTACCCGCGAGGCGGGCGACGACTGGAAGAACGGCATATCGTACCGCGAGGGCGACATCGCCGCGTGGTGCATCGAAGTCGGGAAAGCCCGAGACCTCGGCGTGCTCCTTAAATGCGCCCCGCAGTCGCTCTCCAAGAAAAACATGCTCGCATACTGGGACACGTTCGGCGAGGTGTTCGGCATGCCGATCCGTATCGGCAAAACCATGTCGCAGGACACAAAGGACATCGCGCGGATCGAAACCATGCTCGCCGAAATGGGTGCCGCATCGTGGGGGTTGTTCCCGGAGGGCACCGAGATCGAAATCAAGGAGACCAGCAGGGGCGACGCATACAACGTGTACGACAAGCGGATCGACCGATGCAATTCGGAAATTTCCAAAGGCATACTCGGGCAGACTATGACGATCGACAACGGCAGCTCGTTGTCGCAGTCGAAAACGCACCTCGAGGTGTTCGAGAACATCTGCCGCGCGGACGCCACGATGATAAAGTACCTCGTGAACGACCGACTTATCCCGCTGATGATCCGGCACGGGTTCCCGCTCGCAGGGGTTACGTTCGACTGGGACGAGGCGACGAGCTATACCCCCGCCGAGCAGCGCGAGATCGAACGCCTACTCCTGCAAGAGTACGACATCGACCCGAAATATTTTGCCGACAAGTACAAAATCCCGATCACCGGGGTTAAGAAAGCCAGCGCAAACAGTTTTTTCGAGTAGGGGCTGACGTCGGCAAAGGCAAGGACGCCAGCCCCCGGGAGGTGCCGACAAAGAATTTCCGGGCGTTTTACCGGGGTCTCGACGATGCGGTCGAGGGCTTGTACCGCGACGAGCTTCTGACGCTTGCCGACGACGGGAAAACGCCCGATTCCGGGTTCGACAGCCGCGTATTTGAACGTGCCGCAGAGTGGGTGCGCGAAAGGGGCGGATTTACCCCCTCCATGTTGCAGGAACAGCCCGCCCGCGACGTGATCGACGAGACGTTCCGCATCCTCGGAGGTGCCGTGTCCTCGTCGATAAGCGAGGAAATGCCCGCAGAGCTTACCGGGCTGCTGGAAAACAACGCCTTTATTTTTTCCGGACTGAAAACATACCACTCCTTGAACGAGGTCGGCTTGTCGCTGATCGGGGACGACGGAGGGATAAAACCGTTCGAGAAATTCCACGAGGACGTCGTAAAAATCGACGCCAAGTATAACCGCAACTATCTGTATGCGGAATACAACCACGCGGTAACGTCGTCCCAAATGGCAGCGAAATGGCACGATTTCCAGCAGGACGGCGATCGGTACAATTTGCAGTACCGGACGGCGAACGATGAGCGGGTGCGGGAGGAACACCAACGGCTGCACAACATCACCCTGCCCGTGAGCGATCCTTTTTGGGAGCAGTTTATGCCGCCCAACGGCTGGAACTGCCGTTGCGTCGTCGTACAGGTGCGTAAAGGCAGGTACCCCGAGAGCGACAGCCAGCAGGCGGTCGGGATCGGCGAGCAGATCACCGAGGAGCCCAAAAAGCGGATTTTCCGGTTCAACCCCGGAAAGGAACTAAAGGTGTTCCCGGACAAACACCCGTATAACAAGGCTCCCGAAGCGGCAAAAAAGATCGTCGCAAAACTTGCCGAGGAGATAAAGACCCCCGAACAGGCGGTGCGGTTCATACAGGAACAGGAGGATCGCCGGGCATGGTTCGAGCGCGGGTTCTCGTCGCTGATCGCAACATCACAACGCGGTGTGAATGGATATACCGATATGAAAGGATTGATCGCCATGACCCATGAGCGGCTCGGTCGGATATTGTCGGGACTTACAAAGCTGCGGCGAGGCGGGGAGGTCACTTTCGACGAGGCGGACGCACTGGCGACGTTTTGGCACGAGATCACGCACAACCGAAACAAACCGGGGAACATGTACATGTCAAAAATGCAAATTCGATTTATGGAACTGGCCAACGAGTTTGTGGCCCGCAAGACCCTGCCGGAGTTTTATAAATCCTTTGGCGTGAAAATCCAATATCCCGAATTTATGGATAACCGCGCGTCCACCGGGTACAACATCATGGTGCGCAATTATTGTAAAGCCATAGAGCTGACCGGAGCCGAGGCAGATAAAGTGATGGAAACGATGCGTGAACATCTGTTCACCCAGCCTTACACGAAGCAGAAAGACGGGTTAGTGAAAGCGTTGCTGAAAGGCAGGGCGCAAAAAAACGATGGTAGCAAAATGAAATCGACAGAAGTCAGAAAAATTGTACAACTCTGCGTGGAATATGATTTCAGCGAGAAATGGTTTGAGGAAAAACTGCAAGCCCTACTCGTCACGGAGTGACCGGAGTTCAGGTATAGCCGCCTCGCGAATCTTGGCGGCAAGGGTTTCGTCTGACAGCAAGTCGGCGAATTCCAAATACGTATTCCACCGAAGCGCAGGAGTATGCTCTACATCACCCAAGAACCATGCACGATCATACACCCCGAGCACTTTAGAAATGATTGCGGGATCGTCCGTGAAATCGAGAAATGTCCGTTCCTGGAGTTTGAGGTTGTTGTAATCGAGCATAACAAGCGTTTTCGCAAAAATAATTGTTTTTTGTTTATAAAGCAAAGGTAAATGTCCAAACCTGACGAACTGATCCGAAATATACTCTCCGACATGAAAGTCGAGCTTACCGAAATGTTCGACAGGAATTTCGAGCGCAAAGGCTTTTTCGGCTCCCGATGGAAGCCCCGGAGGGACAAGCAGGCGAAAGGGTCGCTCCTGCATGTCGCGGGAAAAATGCGCCGTTCGATCCGGGCGTCCGTTCGCGGGAAAGGAGTCCACTATTCCTCCCCGCTGCCGTACACCGCACTCCACAACGAGGGTGGAAAGTTCACGCAGAGTGTCCGCGCCCATACCCGGACAAACAGGCGCACGGGCAAGACCTATACCGTACGGTCGCACACCCGGCAGATAACGATGCCGAAACGCCAGTTTATCGGCGACCACAAGGAGGTGCGGCAGGCGATCGAACGGATCGTCCACGAGAACGTAACCGAGTTTTTCGATAAACTTGCAAAAGAGTTGAGAAAATGAGAAAGACAATCTACAAAGCCGTTGCCGACAGGCTGAAAAATCCGAAGGTCGGCGTCAGGTTCGTGAGCCTGTGGAACCGGAACACCGAGCAGCTCTCCAAACAAAAGGCATTCCGGCTCCCTGCCGTGTTCGTAGAGTTCGAGCCGATCGAGTGGTCGCAGCTCACGCGGGGCGCAAGGTCGGCCGAGGTTCGGGTGCGGCTCCATGTCGTAACCGAGACGCTGGCCTCACCCGAGGAGGGAGGGAAATACCAAGACCGCGCACTCGAGCACCTCGATCTTATCGAGCGGATCGACGCGGAGGTGCAGGGTCTCTCCGGCGAGGGGTTCAACTGCTTTATGCTGGTCGAATCCGTGACGGATCACGACCACGAGCGCGTGCAGCATGACGAGGAGTGCTTCGTGACACGGGCGACCGACACCTCAGCGGTCAAACCCCCAGCGGTCGCCGTCGGCGTCACGCTGGTAAGAGGATAAAACAAGCCCCGGCAACCTTTCACGGTTGCCGGGGCTTGCGTCCTTATTTGTCGGGGATTTCGTCGTAGCGTTCTTGCAGTTCTTCGTCCAGTCGCTTGTCTGTTTCACGAAGCCGGGAAAACAAATCGGCAAAGTCGCTGAAACCGCCCACCGGATCGCCTCGCATGGCATTACGGATATACTGCTCGTAGGCGTCGGCAATTATCTCGCGCTGCTTCTTATTCATCCCGGGGTTGTTTTGGGATATTTTCGAGATACTCGACACCGCAGCGGGTGACTATGGCACCGAAATACGGGTGCGGATCAATCGCTTTATAAACACCCATAGGATGCCCGATTTCGATCAATTCCGGGGCGATAACCTCGATTTCGCGGAGCAGTTTTGCGGTATGGCAACTGAATACGTCCGCACCTCCGACTACCTCCTGCAAGGCGGCGATCTGCTCATTGTTCAGTTTGGTTCTTTCGTTCATAAATCAAATAAAGTAAGTTGTTTGTTTTCGGGTTCTTTCGGTAATGGCTCGTTTATGTAGTTCAAGAAAGTGCGGTAACAAATACCGTATTTCGGCTCGATGAAATTTCGCCATACAGCCCGGTAGCACTTGGACTGGTTGCCAGCCTCGTAGTGCTCCCTCGTTATCGCGCAAACCTCCCGAATGCGTTTTAACGTGCTTTTATAACGAACTCCCTTTGCCATGTGCCGAAAACTTACTATCTTTGCAAAGCGTCCCCACGCTTCGCTCGTTAGTCGGTTTCCGGTTGGCGGGCTTCTTTTTTATACCCCGGACTTGCCGGGGTAGGGCTCGATTGTGATCTCGATGTTCAGCGTCTTTTTGACCCGTCCGCTGCCTTGACAAACGGGACATTCATACGGTTGCGGATCATCTTCTTTCCCGTAGGGGTGGAACTCCGGTACCGTGTAAGCTACCCCGGTACCCTTGCAGTTGCGGCACACCTCGATACTCTCTTTGTCATAATTGCGCACTTTCTCTGACATTCAGCCTTATTCCTCTTTTTTAGGTTCAACAAAAAACGTTTCGTCCTGCTCGACCTTGATGCCGACTTTCTGCATCAATTCGGGCATGTCCTCACTCTCACGATCGGCGAGGAGCTTATCTTTGGCGACCTCCTCGCTGGTGCGGACATACGCCGGGTTAAACTCTTTGAGCAGCTCCAGCACCGCCGCCCACGTGAAGCCTTTGCGGGTTTTGAGCTTCGGTGTTCCGGTGCGGAACCCGAGGACGCCGTGCGCCGTTTCCATGCTTTTCTTTTTGGAGAAAAGTTCGTCCCGGTTCTCGGTGGCGAACGTCTGCATCACCTCGAGGGCGTCGTCCTTTTGCTGCTGGAACTTGGCGATCTCCTCGGCATTGCGCTCTCTAATCTTGGTAATCTCGGCGTCCATTGCCGCGTTGATGCCCTGCAATTTGGCGTCGGCAAAGGCGAACGCGCCGAAAGCCTCCTCCATTTGGTCGCGCGTAACTCCCGAAACCACGACCTTTTTTACTCTTGTTTTTGCCATTGTTATAAAAATAAAAGTTGGTTATTTCTTCTTATTGTCGCTGTCGAATATCCGGCGGAACATAGCCTTGATCGAGGCGTGTTTCACGACTTCGAGGACTTGGGGATTCTTGGAACACGCCGAAGCGATAGCCTCCGACACTCGACCATCTTGACCGCCGATATACCCGACGCACGTCGATGTTTTATCGGTTCCGTCGTCCGAAACCGCAAAGAATGCAACACCGCACTTGTCCGAAATTCCCCCCCCGCAGGGTCGAACATAACTTTGAACTCCTCGGCGATCTGCACGGCACGGGTCGTGAAATCGGCGGGGCACCCGGGTTGGGCGTCCACACGGTCGTCGCAGACAAGATTTGCAGGGTGATATTCCACAGCGTAGGTTAGCCCCGTGCGATCATCGCGAACTTTTACAGCCATCATTTTGACCTTGCGGGGTGTTAGGTCAAGAGGGGGTAATAACGGGCGATAATACTCGCAAACATACGGGTCGTCAATGATCGTATATTTCTGTTTTGTACCCAAATTGACCTCTTGGTTGAGATTGAGATCGATTGCTTTCATACCGCAGGCGATATATCTGCGCCCGACGATTGATTTCTGATTGTTCATAATCTTTTGTTTTTAAGTGGTTTGATTTGTCTTTTTCGCCTGCGTTGCAAGCGGGTTAATTTCTTTGTTTTTCGGGTTCTGTTGCCTCGCCTTTGTTTCGGCATGACTGCCAAACACCGCCGTATAGAGGAATTGCAGGATCGCATAGCCTCGGCAAACCGCAACAGGGTCTCGGCGGTCTGCTCAAATGCGGCTTTCATAGGTCGCAAAATCCGGCTGGTGGACGATCTGCAAGCCACACTCCTCGGCGATATTCGCCTCGATGCGCGATCCCCGGCTGTCGCCCCAGTCTTTAAGCAGGTAGATCGCATCGCATTCGAGCAGCAGGGCAACGTCCGCGACGAGGTGCTTGTCCCAGCTCGCCTCCGAGCCGAGCCCGTTGTCGAGCGGGTTTACAGGCTCGTGTCCGAACGCCCGGATTTGCTGCTCCGCCTGCCGGAACTTGGCGGTCACTTGGTCGGTCGGCAAGCCCGAAATTTTGCCGCTGATGTACCATTTCATCGCTTTATCCTCCATTTGAGGTAAATCCACAGTTTGCACAATCCGAAGATTGTAAGCACAAGTAACAAAAGGGCAAAAGGCGCCCAAATAGGGGCGAGAACCCACCACCACGACCACGCGATGCACTTTGTCAGTTTCAGCACGATAAAGGCGATTGTGAGCAAGCCCAAAAAGCCGATACCTGTACTCGAAGAATTGTTGTTTGAACTCATAATTTTTTGTTTTTGAAAGGTGAATAAATCCGTTAATTCAATATCACCGAGGAGGCTGTCCCCGTCGCGTAGCTTTGCACCAATAACTCCATTGCGATACGTTCCGCCGCATCCATGTCCGTTTGCTTGTTGCGGAATGTATTGTACAGGTTTCGCAGACGTTCGGCGGGTATTTTGTTGAAAGACCGGTACCCGGTGGAGCGGCAGGCAATCCCCTTGATTATTTCGGCGTTTCCCTCTCTTCCGATTTTACGCAGGTAGCCGCCGATCGCAGCCATAGCACGCTTGCGCAGTTTATCCATCTTATCGCCCTTGTCGCCCTCCAACTGCTTGGAAAGCGAGGCGCAAACGTCGATAAGGGCGTGCGTGTCTATGTCGGCACTACTTTCGACGCCGAAGCTCTCGACGATCGCCCGTTTTTCCGCCTCCGTCAGCCCCAGGCGCGAGCAAAGGGTGTGAAACTTACGGAGCACTCCGTTGTGAATTTTATCCATTGTGTGCATAATCGTGTGTCATTAAAGTTTATCAATCCAATACTTATTTGCACCCTCTTCCCATATCACGAAGTCGGCACCACCCTCGCCGTTATCGCCCTTGAATCGTGTTGTTATGAAAGCCTTATACCCCTCGACCCGGATTTTCACTTCTGAGAGTTTACGCACGTGCTGCGCGATAGCCGGATAAGGCTTGTTGTTTTCTTCGTGTGCTACAAAAATGAATAGCTTGTCGGGGAACTCGTTTATCAATTCAATAAATACCGTCCGCGTGAATCCGATTAACGCCGTGATCGAATCAATCACGATCACGTCAGGACTTTTGCGTTTCCGCAGGCGCTCCCGCAACACCTTGATCTGCTCTTTTTCCAGCACAACCACTCGGGTACCGACCTCGTACATTGCGGTGTCAATCCACGCATTCTGAAACGATTGGCACTTGCCTTGTTCTACTGTGTCATAAGCCGTCCGCCCCACGAACCCACACAGGTATTTGAGCAACTCCAAAGCGAAGTGCGTTTTACCACAGCCACTCTCCCCGTAGATGATCCATGCGCCCCGAAGTTCAGGTTTGCCGATTGACGCGAGCCATTTGCCCGTGAAATCGGCAATCTCGAACTTGGCATTCACCATGTTTTTATTGCTTATCGCTTTTTTCACTTGAACACCGTTTATTTGGAGGTTGAACGCTGTTTAACCGCGTGGACTTTGCGTTTTACCCGACGCAAATCGCTCTCGCAGTCGTCGATAATCTCGTTTATGACTTCCGAATCGGTCACTCCGTTTGCGATGCACACGGCGGCAACGTCCTCGCTGTTTACGACCTGTATCGGGATGAACTTGCGCCCGACACGGCTGTAAATCTCCTTGTAACCTTTCCGGTTGGTGCGCACGCCCTTTTTGATGCGTTTCTCGAGGTAATCCGTCGCGCACAGGATGATCCCGACACGATCCTCGAGTTTGTTGTACAGGCTGATGAAAAAGTAGAGCACTTGGTCGCTCAACTTGTCGGCTTCATCGAGCACCACGAGCGGCGTTTCTTTCTTTTTGAGGGCGAGAATAATGTCCGACATCATTTCCGGAACGGTGCAGCCCGTCGGATCAATTCCCATACATTGCAGGAGTTCCGCCATAAAGTGCTTGCGGTTCCAATACTCGGAGCACGAGAGGTTATACACGTTCCGGTTGCTGGCAGCATAGCTCTTGATCGCCTCGCTCTTACCGCATCCGGCATCACCCGTGACGGCGAATACGAGAGAATTATCTTGCGCGTCCTGCAAAAGTCCGTACATGCGCTTGTAGCCGCGTGTCTCCACGACAACCCATGCGCGCGGATCGTAGCCGATCTGCGAGGCGATCGTGCGCCACATCTCCTCGCTGATTAAATCCCAGTTGTTATTGACCACCTGGGAAATGGTCGCGGGACTGACGCCGCGCATGGAGTTCGCGGCTTTGTTCTGTCCGCCTTTGATCTCGCAGAACTCCGCGAGCTTGATTTTGATTTGTTCTTTTTCGATCGTTTTCATATTATCTCTATTTCTGATTATTAGTACAAGTTGAAAGCGTCCTCGTCCTCGATTTGCAAAGCCGGGCGGCGTACCGTTGCAATCTCGATCGCCTCTACATCTTCGATCTCGTGGGCTTGCAGGCGGCGCGTCTGCTTGTGGTTTTTGTTCTGTCCTCGGCTGTCGCAGAGCAGCAGTCGTGTTGCGACGTCGAGCTGCGGGTTGTCGTTGAACAACTGTTCGACTTTGTTGTTGGCCAGGGCGAGACGTTCGGTTATGCCGTTCTCGAGCTGCTTGTTGAACTCCTGCACTCGTGCGAGCTGTTCCGCATCCCCCTCGCGGCGGTCGGCGAGTGCCATAGGCTGCACGTGTTTCCGCTCGAGCATGAAGCGCAGGGTACCGTTCTCGTTCACTGCGAGCACATGGTCGAGGTTGTCCGGGTCGTATTTCACCGCCCAGCGAACATGCGCGTACTCCCGGAACTTGGGATCGAAACAATCGTAATCCCGCTTGATGCCGCCAATCGTCGGACGCAAACCCACACCCTCGAGTGCGTTGCGGTACCCCGTATCGGCTCCGAACGTGAGGAGGTATTGTTCATCGGAAAGAGGTAAGCGTCGCTCCTCGGGCAGCTTGGCAAACAATTTCACGTACTCGGCGCGCTTCTCGGCGCGTTCCCGTTCGATGAAAGCCACAAGCTGCTGGCGGCACCCCTCCTCGGTCGGGAAATCGTGACGGTGTTTGTTCAGAAATTCGCTGTTCGGCTGCAAATTCTTGTTCGAAGTGATACCGAAGCCACCCCAGTTCACACACATCTGACAGTATTTTTTATTGAAATACTTGAAGAACGGCTCGATCACCTTCGATTTGGCATTGTGTGCCCGGGCGGGAGTGTATATGTCGCTCATAATCTGATAGAGCGGCTTAAGGGTTCCCCGCCCGTAGTTATCGCTCTGTATCTGGTTCGAGTAATAACGGCAACCGAAAAGCTCGGCCGTGTGGTTCGCAGCGTCTCGGAGCGCGGCTTTGATAAGCTCGGGCGTTTCCCGCTCACCGATCGCATACCCGACCGGGTAATTGAGGCACGGATCGAGAACAATAACAATCGTGAGACGGTTTGTATAAGTTGTTATCGTGCGGCCGTTCCGCGTCTCCGTCTTTTGGTAGAGCAACTCGGAAACCCAACCGTCCATAGTCCAATACAGGAGCGGTGCGGTGGGGCGAGACCGTTTCACCAGCATTGATTTCTGATTGCGGAATCGCGTCTCGCCGAGGCGTCCTCCCGCTGTCACGAGGTCGTATTTCTTGCGCCAAACACCGACCGCTGCCCCGGTAATCGTTTTCCATCCAAGTTTTTCCGCGACGACATTGTAAAGTCGCGCAATCTGTTCGTTGTCGAGGTTACGGGCATCGGAAATAAGCCGCATAAGGAGGCTTTCTTTGGTGTCGTCGTCGATCTTGGCAGCGTTACGAGTTTCGTATTTACCCGTTATCAACGCCCCGTAACCCTCACGCACGTATTGGTTGAATTTCTCTTGCAGGCGACGCGGGTTCTCCGGCAGGGTGTGCGGGAACGTGTCCGCGATGCGCGGCAACGCCTGCGCCGCCTTGCGCCAAAATTCCGCCCTACTGATGAGCCGCTTGCTCTGTTTCCGATGCTGGCTGTCCGATTGCTCCAGCACCAACCGGAAAGCGTTTAGGACTGCTGCGTTGTTGGCGTATTCGGTCTGCTTGTCCGTCGGCAAATATTTCCCGTCACCGAACTGGTGGCGCTGGTAAAAATCCAACGCCGCGCCGTCCGGTTCGATGCTCTCTACAAACGGCTTGCTCTCCGCTTGCGCTTTCAAATCCGGATAGCGACGGTAAACCTCGGTTTGAAACCTTAACGGCAACTTGTCGAGATTAAACAGCGCAGGGTTTCCTACACAAGCTTTACGGGCTTGGACGGCAGCATCCTTTTTGGCGATATGCTGGATTGCATTCATGGTTGCAATACCTGCAAGATCGTCGTATGTTACACATAAATTGCCGTTGTAAATCTCCATGTTTCAAATCTTTATTTTTGCTCCCGCGCCGGTCTCGCTCCGGGCAACGCCTGCGCGTTCACGGGAAATCGCTATCTTTGTGCGTTCAACTACAAATGTTTAGCGATTATGAAAGAGAAAAAAATCAAGCCTTGGCGTTTGAATTATATCGTGAGTTACGTCGATAAGAATTACGCACGCGAGTATCGAGACCTAATCCTTCCGATTCTAATAAATGTTGCACAGCTTCGAGGAATTGAATGCGCGATAATGCGCGAATATCGGTTTTGCGATGACGCATCATCTGGAAAAAATCCAACTGCGAAAGAGCCGATAACTGATCTGGTATATTTCCGCTCCTCACCGCAGACACAAGCCTCTCGAAAAGAGTTTCGAAACCTCCTCGATCATATTTTCGAGGGGTACGGTTTCGGCCCTGTGGAGGCAGGGGCTCAGTTGATAAAAGCTCTCCCGCAATACCCGTTTCCCGATTGCCCACCTCAAAAACCAAGGTCTGAGGCTCGGCTGCTCGCTCTAACGCAGTCCGAATTGCCGAGCTGATTGCTTGGCCGAGCCGCTCCGCTTGTTCGTGCGTGAGTTGGCCGCTGCATGTGCTAAGGTCTATCTGTAAAGTGATTACGGATTTTGTTTTCATGTCCTTACGCATTCAGTTGGTTATGGATTTTTTGTAGAGAGTAAAGCACATCGCTCCACGTGCCGATCGTCATATCGTTAAATGTCGCAACGGGTTCGTGGTCGATAATGATCGATGCGGCGTTGGTCTCTCGATTTATCTGCAACTGTACGCGATTACCAATGTTTTGATACATCATACCCCGCACGTGATCGTAACGGGTTTCTACATTCGGGCAATACCCGCGTGGTGCCCGCTCTCCGGTATAAATCAAACCGCCGCGCTCCAGTGCTGCGACGCGGAGGGCTTTTGCACGTTTGCTATTGTGTTCGTAGTTGAGTGCGCGGCGTAAAACATTGCGTCCGACTTTGAAAGTTTCCCGCATTTCCCGTAGAACCGAAGCGGGCAAAAGGATTTGTCTTGTCATAATTGCCTATTATTTGTTATTTTGACTATCTTTGTTCGTGGTTACATTGGAACTACATTACAAATATCGTAATATCATGCGAAATATACAAATAAATTCGCATGTTTTTGCGAATTTATTTATAACAACTCAATTATGGATGATTGTATTTCGCTGAGAATTAACAGAATAATAACTGAATTATTCAATGGGAATAAGTCGGAATTTGCGCGAATTATAGGTGTAAGTGAATCGGCAGTTCGTAGCTATTTGGCAAATACACTTCCTAAAGCAGATGTTTTGGAAAAAATTGCGAAGAACATCGCAATATCGTGCGAGTGGCTGGTTATGGGCAGCGGAGATATGCTGGTCGTACCAAACCAAGAAGCACCGCTCTGTAATTCAACATTAGACGATCGTTTATTGATTGTGATTAAAGAGAAAGATGCCAAAATTGAAGAACAAGCCAAGCAGATAGGGCGGCTGGAAGCAGAGAACGAAATGTTAAAAGCTGAGAATAAGATATTAAAAAAGGACGCTCGTACAACGGATGCCGGGGGTGCAACCTCTGTCGCTGCCGCCGGATAAATACCTATTTTGTTGAACCAAAATACTAATCATTTGTTATACAGTAATATATAACAAATAAACCCCTGTTGAAATGTGCATTTTGGGGGTGTTTATCTTGCAAAAATGCTCGTTTTTGCTTCGTTTTTTGTCTTTATGTAGGTTTCTATCACAAAAAAAATGTCATCCATCAAGCCATCCATTAGGCTATCCAATGCACATTTTTGATATTTTAGTCTAAAATTCAGATGTACATTTTCGGGGTAATTTGTCTCTTTTCAAATCGCTATCAAACGGCGTTTAAGCCCCTGATCCGACAACGCGCCGTTTTCGCTTCATATAGCGCAAATCCCCCGTGTATCGGTACTACAAGCCGTTAGACACAAAAAAAAGGGCGGAAACCGCCCCGTTTTGCTTGTAAATACAAGCGCAATTCAAATCAAGTTCAACTAACCGCCATCGGAATTAACACGAAATTCAAGCAAATGCACATTTGAATTTCGCGCCGAAATTTTGTCGCTATCTCGTAAGTCGTTGTATTATTGTCGCTTGTCCCTCTTTTCTCCCTGCTCTACTGTGTACATCTCAATTTCATGCCCGTAATACGCATAATTAAATCCGACGAAGCAATGCTCTTGACCGAATTCCTTTATGAAGCCATATATCAGCCGGAAGGAACTCAGAAAGTGCCTCGCACTGTATTGCAACAACCCATGATATG